CCGATGCGGTTGGTAGGTAACGCAACCGGTACAAACATTTTCCGCCAAACGCGAGTCACCAACGTAAACACGGGTGCTCGCGCGCAGTTCGATTGGTCGGACGTCAACTTTGACGAGCTTGAACTGGATTCCACCACGTGGGTAGACTTTGGCGCGATCACTTGCCCAGCTCAAGATGCCAGTAAATTCTGTAACGCGAGCACGTTCATCAACTGCGATCAGATGATTTTGAGCGGCTTCGACATGGACGGCTGTACTTGGAACGGCAGCACCGATGCTAACGGTGCAGTGTTGATATCTACCACACCGGCCGATGCTGACAACCAGGTTAATTCGACTTTCGTATCAGATGGCACAGGCCACGCGATAGAGATTGCACTCAACACAGCATCGCTCACCACATACAATTTGTCCGGTTTGACAGTAGATGGTTTTGCAGGGGCTTCCGGTACTGCGGCTGACCGGGTGTTTAACATCTCTAATCCTCTAAACGGAGATGTCACAATCAATCTGACCGACGCTCAAGCATTAAACGTGGTAGGTGGCGGGTCAGGATTTAGTTTTAACACGACCGGCGGATACTCCGGTACAGTTACGATCAACACGACAGTGACCTTAACGGTGACTGTAGTTGATAATGCAGGCGACCCGATCTCTGGCGCGTCAGTCCGCATTGAAGAGTCCCCAGGCGGTACAGTTATCGCCCAGGGGACAACAAACGCCAGCGGCGTATTCACTGACTCCACCTACAATTTTGGCGGTGATCAGGCAGTGTTGACGAAAGTCCGTTTGAAAGGATACAGATTCTTTAGAACGGCAGGAACGATCACCTCTACCGGCCTCGATGTAGGTGTAACTCTTAGTAATAATCCAATTGTAGATTTACCATAGAAATTTAGGAGCAGAGAAAATGCCAATCGCAGACGACTGGGATTTCGACTACCCCAACACAGTGCTTCAGCACGTGGATGGAGTGCTCTCCTACGACACAGGCTCGGGAACGCAGCCAGCCGTAGGTGACTATGTGATCGGTAACACATCAGGAGCCGTCGGTAAGGTCATCGCCCGAACCGGCTCGGTAACTTCTGGTACGTTAACGCTTACAAACGTAGTCGGACTCTTTCAAGACAACGAGGATTTAGACATCCTCTCAACCGTAAACTTTGACGCAGTGACAGATGGTAACGGCGGTTTCGCAATAGGCGACACTATCGTAGACCAAGTGACTGGCTCTGTGGATGTACTTGCCATTGAGTACAACGCAGACGGCCTCGGTGGTGGAACGATATGGGGTAATAACTTCACAGCGTTCACCGACAACTCACAGCTAGACATCTCTGGTGGCACGGCTGATGTAGCTGATGCTGACGGAACCGGCACAGATAACGATGCTGCGCTTACCGCGTTAGTTGCAGGAACACTTCAGCCACCAGGATCCAATAACCTCTCAGTTATTGTTCACTACGACGGTGGCACCGTGGACATTCCCGAGCAAGCTATCCTTGAAGATGCAACCTCCGGTGCAACCGGACTGGTGGAGCAGGTCTTCGGGGTAACAGGTACTGGGTCTGTCCGGCTAGTAGACGTTGCAGGCACTTTTGGGGACGACAACGTTCTCCGGGTGGATCAGGTCATCGGCTACAACAACCAGGTAGCGGGGCAGGTGTTCTCAGCTGGTGACGTGGTGGTTGGCGGTACTTCAGGTGCCACCGGGCGCGTGCTCGCGGATACCGGTACTCAGCTTATTTTGGCTGACGAATCTGGTACGTGGACTACTACTGAAGATCTAAACGTCGGCGGAACCAAGATCGCAGAAGCCAACGGCACCAACGCTACACTAAACTGTGCAGTCGCCAACATCCCTGATGGGCTTCGTGACGAGCAGTGGCCAACATCGGTTGGTGGTGGCGTCGGGCAAGGCGGCATCTACGCAGCTGGTTCTTTGAACATTGTTCGTAAGTCGAACTCGCTCTACACACTGTCGCAAGACACGTTCGATGAACTTGTTCAGATGGACGACGATGAAGCCCTGGACGCTTCTGTTAAGGGCGGTGCGTACAGCCTGGTATTCGGATGGTTTATGGGTGATCCCAACTTCCGTTTCTTGCGGCAAGGTGGCTGGACTGATACGACAGGCGCAAACGTGTGGGCTAACCCGCAGACTGTAGGTGTTCAAAATAAGATCACCGATACCGCGTTTTTCTATAACGCATCGCAGCCGTACCGACAACCACAGCTGTACATCGAGCAGGATCAGCGCGAGCTAGATTCCTGGTGGCTTGAAGGTCAGATCGACGCACTGGTTAAGGTCCGCACGCGGAACGATCCTCGATATATCGCACCGGCCACGCCAGGTCTGGGTCAGCTGATCCCAGGTGGCGATCCAGCGATCAATGGCGCGTACACCGTATTCAACCGAGAGTTCCATGTGTCCACTTACGACGCTACGCAGTTTAACGCGGCGGCAGGTGGTGTAAACACGGTAGCACTGGGTACTGCGAGTGATAACGCGGCTGACAGAAACCCGAACGGCACGCATACTCTGGCATACACGGCAGGCTCTGCGGCTACCTTGATAGTCGGTGAGACAGTGACATCTGGTGCAGGCAACACGCTGAAAGTTGGTGTGGTTGTTGCGCAGACAGGTGACGCGGGTGCTACAGGTACTATGGAGTACGTACTGAAGTCGGGTACTAACTTCGTCAACACCGATTCGCTGACAGGTGAAGTAAGTGGTAAGACGCTGACAGCTGCCACACCTACTCAGGTGGTGGCGGGATATTCAGCTGACATCGGCTTCCCGGTGGTGGACATAGCTTGTGACTCTACAAGTTCTACAATCGCAGGCACGTTCATACCGGGTGAGTCAGTTACTCAGGCGACGACGGGTGCTACTGGACGTGTGGTCTTGGCCAACGTTGACACGGATATTCTTTACCTTGAAACGACGACAGGCACCTTCACGGGCTTGAACGTCATAACAGGTGACACTTCCGGCGCAACGTGGACCCCGACCACTGCGGCTACTTACCTTACTGCAACCACGTTCAACGCGGACCTCAACAACGGTGACGGCGCGCAGCCTTACTCCGGCTCGGTTTCGATGGACATCACAGGTGCAAGTGCAGAAACCATGCAGAACGGTTACCAGTATTCCAAGTACCTTACCCGGCACGAGGAAAACTCATACACCTACAATGGTCCTGGCACCGCAGACTTGGGGACGGTCGGCAAGTTCTTCCGTAAGCTGAAAGACGCCTACGCTGAAATTAAGCCCGGTTCTCCAATGGGTCCATACACCGGTTCGTGGGCACTGGCGCAAGGCTGGTTCCTGGATACTAACTATGTGGACGCTGCGGATATTCGGAGCTTTACCGGCATCGATGACAACGGTATCCCACGTTCACCACCAAACCTCCAGTCACTCACCATCTCGGGTGTGGCAGCAGGCTGGCGTGTGGCGGCGTATCGATCTACAGGTGCTGCTTCTACTGTGATTCTGCGGAATGAATTTACTGTAGGTACAGTAGGTGCGGGTAACAACCAGTCGGCAGACTCTACAATCCTGTTAGCAGCTGGAACACGATCAGTGTCTCCGACGCCAGCGGATGTTCCTTCAACTAACGTGCTGCGGGTTCTTGACCCGAATGACACCGGCAACTATCTGCGGTTCCCTATCAGCGCTGTGGATCGAGTCACCAACATTTACACGTTGGCGGCTGGCACCATTGGCGCGGTTACAGGGTCGGTGGATCTGACGGTAGCAGATAATGCCCACGTCGTGTTTATCGAGCAGCAAGCGGCTGGTGCCTCGGTTACCAATACCGTGCAGTATGTGGCGGATATCCCGATAGTGTATAAGGCTCGTCTGAAAGGGTTCAAACCTTTCCGATCTACGGGTACATTCACTAACACGGGTTTCAACGGTGGTGTGGTACAGACCGCAGATCCGATTGTAGACCTACCGTAAGGAAGTTCTGTGGCTGAGCGCACCGATCTAACGACATTCTGGCAAGAGTCACCTCGAATCATCGAGGTGGCCTCACCATCTTCTGAATTGGTGATCCAGGATCTTCACGATACGTTGCGTTCAAACACAGAGCAGGCAGGTGAGGGTGACCTCGACAACCTGGACGATGATCAGATCATCGACTCGGCTGGTAAAGAAGACTTGGGCGGCGGCACGCTGGTGGGCATCACCAGTACGCTGCAAAACGCACAAGTCGCTTTCGAGAGTCGCCTGACTCCTACCTCTACTGGAACCGTAACCACTAGCGACATTAACGGAAACACGCTCACCGATTCCGGTGCGACGTTTATCACCGATGGCGTTGAGCGCGGTGCGGTGGTGATCAACTTTGTAGACGAATCAATTACAGAAGTGCTCGAAGTGCTGGGTGAAACTCAGATCAGAACTCGGGTACTGCGAGCAGGGTCGGACAACCAGTTCGATCTCAATGACACCTATAAAATCTGGAACGTTCAGCAGTGCAACATTGCTGGCGGAAACTTAGTATCACTAAATGACGTAAATGCCTCGATCAGCCCGGTATTCCCGACAGCATTTACACAGATTATTCGCACCGCGTCGGTATCGGCAACGCTCCAGGAGCAAGCCGAACTTCAATTTGCGTCTTTCGATGGGGGCGTGACACTTGACGAAACTAGCAGCTTCTCTGGGATTGGCTACCCGGTCGGCACGCCTGGCAGACCGGTTAACAACCAGGCTGACATGCTGGCCATCGCGATAGCGAACGGCCTTGATAAGTTCTACGTGCGCGGCAACATTACTGTCGCTTCCGGCTTGGACTTTTCTGACTATACGTGGATAGGCGCGTCCCAACGCAAGACAACGATAACCGTGCCCGGTGCGGCTACCGTCACTGACTGCGAATTTGAAAACTGCGAAGTGACAGGTGACATGGACGGCGTTGTGGAGATCCGCGAAGCAGAAGTGAACGCTGTCACCAACCTGGCTGGTGGTGTTTTTAGGTCCGGGCTATTCGGGGTGAATACTGCCGCCGCTGGTGGGTCGCTGGAGCTAGTCGATTGCTACAGTGAAGTGGCTGGCGGTGGGCCAGGACAAACCGCAGAGCTTCAGGTTATGGATGCCGACGTAATCGTCCGCAGGTACACAGGCGGTTTGACCCTTAGCGAGAAAACTGGCGCAGGCGCGGTGAGCGTAGACATCTTATCCGGGCAAGTAGTTGTCGACGATTCGTGTGTCAGCGGGGTGATGACCTTGAGAGGCATCGGCAAGTGGACAAACTACGACACCTACGTAGGCAGCACTGCTATCACTAACGAGCTTATCGAAGCCTACATGATCCGTGAGATGTACCAGGATCGTGGCTTAGATGCTGAAAATCCTAAAGTCATTACCGAGAACACTCCCGGAACCAGCTACGATGAAGACTTCAACGGGATCACCAAGACCGTGCGTAAAGTGGGTAGCGTGACTACTGTGACCAGAATATGAGCACTGTAAATGACATCTCGATTGCCACGGACGGGTATGCCTGTGGTGGCGGTCCAAACGATATTGCTATCTCGACGTTGGGCTACGTATGCCCGGTTGAGGTTATCGTCATACCTATCAAACGCGGCGGGTCATCGGCAGGTGTACCCCTACCGTCACGAAAATACGAGCTAGAGTCGATTGACGATTTTGAAGCTCTTAAAGAACAAATCATGCGAGAGGACGAAGAAATTATCCAAGTCATTCTTGCAGCAGTGAGGATTCTCGATGCCGACACTTAGTGCATGTATCCGACGAGCCGGTAAAGCGCTCGACCAGTCAGACGCAGAAGCTATCCGCGAGATTGCTCGTGAGTATCTGGCTGACGGAATGAGAAACACCGAAGCGTCTAACCGCGCCATCGATGACTACCTCGATATCATGAAAGACGAGCGAGCTGATCTACTGGTTCAGCTTAACGCCCAAGGTGGTGACATCACGCCATACACTGGTGGCATTAAAATTAGCCTACTGCAACAGGAGCGCAACGACGAGCTATCCAGGCTGCGCCAGGAAGCAGAAGCTCTTGGGCAGTCCCAGGAACAGGCGGCGGCAGAACTCAGACAACAAGAACAGGATCGTCTGCAAGCACCAGTGATCCGCTATGGGCTGACTGATAAAGACAAAAATATCCTTGAGAACGATCCGACGGGGCTGGATGCCGCAGGCATTAAGCTAGGCGCTACGGTGGAAGAGATGTCCCGAGCAACCTCGAAGAAGCCACTAAGAAAACTGTTTAGGGATATGGCAGAGGATCCGGGAAAGGCAGGTATGGATACAGGTCTTTTTATGCTGCAAGGTCGGCACATGGCAGATTTTGCGCCGGAGCCGCTAAAAGCCGGGCTGAGAGACGTGCACCGGCTTAACAAGGAGATGGAAGGACGCCAGCAGTCACTTCTCTCCAAGGCGTCAAAGATTATTAACTCGATGCTCAAACACAAACTTCTTAACCGCGAAGAAGCAGATCTGGTAGCAGGAGTCATGGCTCGGTCTACTCTGGCGGGTGTAGATCCTGCACAGGCTTATGAAGCGAAAATTGATGTTGAAAAGTACGAGAACCGAATCCGGAATCTCGAAGACGCAATCCGGACGGGTAAAAAACATCCAGGCAAACTGCGCCAGGAAATCAGGTCAAAGCAAGCAGCAATAGGCCAAGAGAACATCCGCAAAGGTGCTCACCAACGGCTGCGTGCAATCTATAAAACGCTGACACCTAAAGCGCAGGAAATCTTTACAGAAACCCGTGACATGTTTGTGGACCAGCATAAGCAACTACAGACCTCTCTGCTAAACCGCATTGAGTCGCTTGAGCTTGAAGGCGATCTCGGCCAGGCGATGAGAGCTAAGATCGAGCAAGCATTTGAGAATGGGAAAAAGATGCCGTATTTCCCGCTCATGCGCTATGGGAGTCACTGGGCGTGGGCAAAAGAAAAAGACGTGATGGATGAGAACGGCGAGCCAAAACTTGCCGCGTATGTACAGTTTGAGAAACTCACCGACGTTCAAGAGTGGGTAGCAGCACGAGAGGCGGAAGGATATCTGACCGACTCTGGTGAAGACATCAATGCTGGGATGAAAGGCACCACCGCAAAATCAGGTGAAGTGGATCCAGCGTTCGCGGCGTTTGTCGCCAAAGGCGTGCTAAACATGGAGTCTGCTAAGCGTAGCGAAGTTAACGAGCTGGTAGATGATATCTGGCAGACGTACCTCCAATCGCTGCCAGAAATGAGCGCACGCAAGCAGTTCATCCACCGCAAAGGTGTCGCAGGGTTTACCGGTGACATGGTTCGCGCGGTAGCTGATGCTTCGCTGCGTAATGCTCGCCGGATCGGAAAAGTCGAGTACCAGTGGCAGATCGAGAAAGAAATTGGGAAGCTCGAAGACACAGCTCGGAAGGTTCAAAAGAACCATCCGTCTGCTAACAAGTTCGCAGCGTCTGCTCGGCAACGCCATAACTGGTACATGACCAATGTATCTAACGACATGGCTACTGCGCTTACATCACTAGGATTCCACAACTACCTGGCGCTATGGCGTCCATCAGCGGCGATTGTCAACCTTATGCAAACCCCTATGTTTGGCCTGCCGGTGATCACGGCGCTAGCTTCCAGGAACGGTCGAAGTACAGCAAAAGCGGCAGCTACTGCATTTGTTGAGATGAATAAAGCACTGGTAGAAGTCTTGCCGGGCAGAACTCCAAAGGGTGACACGGCTAGGGTTCTCGCAGCGATAGAAGAAAAGTTCGCGACGTTCGACATTACCAGAGTCCATGACCTGCTAGGCATACAGGACTATGGATCCGACAAGCTGTTCTCTAAGTGGCAGAAAATAGCAGAGATGTCTGGATTCCTTTTCCACCGAGCTGAAGTCTTTAACCGGCAGGCCACTGCACTTGCGGCATACCGTGTTGCCAAGCTGAACGGTGAGACAGATGTAGACGCTATGACAACCGCTGTGACAGCAACTGAAGATACCCACTTTGACTATGGCAGTCAGAACAGACCGCCGATTATGCAAAACGATGCGCTGCGTGTGATGCTGCTTTTCCGGAACTACTCTATAGGCGCGGGTACGCGGCTGGCGGTGGACCTCAAAGACTCTACCCAGGGAGCAACACCTCAACAGCGCCGGGAAGCTAGAATCCGGTTTAATGGCATCATGGCTAATACAGTAATGGCTGCGGGGATGGCGGGTGCCCCTCTTTTTTGGGGAATGATTGAAGCAGCAAACATGGCGCTCGCTGACTGGGACGAAATGGAAGACATGGCAGATGTTGCGTCTATAGAACAGATGGTCCGCTTAGCAATTCGTGAAAACTGGGGCGAGGAAGCCGAGGCAATTATCATGGATGGGGTGATAGATGGGATACCCTTCGCCATCCGCAACTCACTTGAAGAAGCCGGTGACGACCTGGCTGAGTGGGTGCCAAACCCATCGTTTTCAAGCCGCCTGAGTCTGCGCAATCTGTTCTTCCAGGATGCACCGGCTAACGCTCCGATGCTATCAAAAGAGTGGTTCACCCATTACAAGGACGAGATCATCGGTCCAGCGGCAGAGATGGTGCAGAACTTAGCAATCGGCACCACAGATCTTATACTGAAGGAGGACTTACGCGAGCTAGAAAAAGCGTTGCCTGCTATGCCGAAGGATCAATTGAAAGCAATGCGGCTGGCTAACGAAGGATTACAGAACCGAGCAGGTGCAACAGTTCTTAGCCGCGAAGAGATATCGTCTATGGATATCTTCATGCAGTCGATAGGGTTTGCGCCGTACTCTACCAACCGTGCTTACGAAAACTCAGGTGCTAAACGAGACATCGACTACCGCATCGAGTGGCGAGCAGACACTCTGCGCGATCGCCTGTACGCTGCATCTCGTGACGGAAAAGATATTGCAGAACATGTGCAATCCGCGCGTGAGTTTAACGCCAAATTTCCTGCTTATAGAATCGACATTAAGAGAGCGATACAGGGTGCGAAAAAGGCAGAGCGAGAGCACACCCAAGGGGTACGCGCATCGAGGCGAAAACAGCAAGAGCTTGAGAGAGCGGTAGGTGAAATTAAGTGACAGGCAAAATATACCGACTATCCGAATACTCATTAGAGCGGCTCAGAACATGCGATGACCGATTGCAGCAAATTGTCCGCATAGTATCTGCGTACTACGACGTGCGGGTACTGGAAGGTGCTCGATCATGGAGCCGTCAGCGCGTTCTGCTTGCAGAAGACAAGACCAAACTCGGCCCTGGAAAGTCAAAGCATAACCCGCCTACCGAGGGTGATGTTGACTGGAAATCTCTTGCCGTGGATGTGGTGCCCTACCCCATCGACTGGAAAGACGCTAAACGATTTATATACCTCGCGGGACTTATGATCGCCACCGGCAAAAGCCTTGGCGTTGAACTCCGGTGGGGTGGTAACTGGGACATGGATCAAACGATCATTGACGACCAGTCATTCGATGACCTGCCCCACTTTGAGATATGGGAAGGATAATGATTGACGACGCAACCACAGTACCTATCGCCTGGCTATTCATATTAGGCGGCGGCATGTTAGCCGCGTTGCTGATGGCTTTTACCTGGTGGCTCCGTAAAGAATGGGATCGCAACTGGAACGAGCATGTAAATATGAAGAACTCTGCTGCGTTAGCGCACAAAGAGATAGATCAACGGATCGACAAACACCACATCAAGATCGACCGTCATTTAGACAGGATCCACGACCGTATTGACTGGATCATCACACACGGCGGCTTGCCTCAATATCCGGAGAAAAATGATGGGACTTAAGTTAGGTAAAGTAGCAAAGCAGCTTTTAGGGTCCGTAGCTCCAACGGTGGCTCGAGCTATCGGTGGGCCTTTTGGTGGGCTGGCTGCAAGTGTTCTGGAAAGCGCGTTCGGTACTGACGATACCACTGCGATAGAAAAACAGCTGGCTACTGGTAATCCGGAAGCACTGCTGAAACTGAAGCAAGCTGAGCAGGACATGCTTGTTAGGATGCGGGAACTCGATATCCGTGAAGATCAGCTTTACATCGAGGACACTAAAGACGCTCGGCTGTTGGCGCGAGAGCAGGGTACTACCCCTCAACTGATTCTGACGGCATTGTTCCTGGCGATTTATGCGGCTCTGTTGTGGATCTTCTTCACTATGGAGTTTGAGCTTAACGATTGGCAGCGCGGCCAGGTAGGCATCCTAATCGGTGTCGTTACCGCCGCAGTAGGTCAAGTGATCAACTTCTGGTTTGGCACAAGTAAAGGTTCAAAAGACAAACAATCTTTAATGGCCATATCAGCGAATAACCATTGAGAGTGCTTGTCTTGAAAGACTTAGACGACGACGACGGACTGCGTGCAGCCCGTGGCATCTGGAACGGATTGGTGTTAGGTGCTGCGCTGTGGATCATCGGTTTTGGGATCTACATACTGGCGGCTATTAACTAGGGCTAATTGACGCTAGGGTGTGCGCGCAGTCCAGGCAAGCAAACGGGGAGCCAGTCTCAAACCTATGGTATTTCCGCATAGCACATAAGGACTCAGCATCTTCGAGAGAAAGACCTACGCTCTCATGGGTGGTCATCCGTTTGCCTTTCCAGGTGCCGTACTTCACATAGTCTAAATAATCGATCAGAAGATCTCTGGCGGCTTCCAGATCTCGCACGCCGTTCTTAACCTTGTGACGCTCGACGTACTTGCAGATGGTGTGCTGCGCAGCATCGAGATTATTCTCCAGAGATCGGTGCATCGGTTCGATAACCATGTCCCGGTAATGCTTATCGTGTTCCTGACTTGACTTCACGTCGGTCCTCCGTTTCTTGTAGATGAATAGCACCCTTTTCCCGTTCACTTCGAAAGAACTCGCGCACAACTTCTCTATCCGCGACGATGGTGCGGCCTATCTTAAATGTTCTGACGGGGAACACACCGGCTCGGATTGCGTTGTAGCACGAGCGCCGATTGGTGTACCCAAACAGCTCATAGATTTCGTCGAGCGTGAAGTAAGGTATCTCACTCATTCGGTTTTCTCGTTGTGTGGTGAGTGCATAGGGTATGCACCAGCATGTACTAAGTCAAATGACTCCTT